ACAACAAGAGGCATTGTATAATTTCTATGAGCAAATGATAATGGGCGATACAGCTGATAATGTGAACTACTTTAGAGGTAAGGGTAAGAAATTTGCAGAGAAATACTACAAAGATTGTACTACAAACTATCAATACACTAAAAAATTATATGAATTATTTAAACAAGAATATAAAAGCAAAGCAAAATTAAAATACATTGAATGTTATAACCTTTTAAAATTACGTACAGAATGAAAACAAAAAACTTAAAAAATAAAAAAGTAAAATTTATACCTTGTAGTGAGTTTGAGCAAACTTATAGATGGCATAAAACAAATAAGGGAAGTCAAACAAAAAGAGTAAAATGAGACAATTTGTACCAATTAAAAAAAACAAAAAAACAAATAAACAAAAAGCTATTTGCAAAAAACAAAGAGAGCGATTTGTTGAAGAAGATAGAAAACCCAAAGTTAAACGAAATGGTATTTTATGCAAGAACAAAACAACGTAAAGGACTATTCTTATTTTATGAAATATAAAAACAATTTAACTCAATTTATAATTCATAATTGTACATACGAAAAAAACAAAAAAAGACACGGTAGAATAAATTTTAATGAAAGAGAACTATTAGGATTATTAAAAGAATTAGCTGATATTAGTTTGTATATTAAGCACTTAGATAAATAAAAATTTAAATTACGTTATATATATAGTTATGATAGAAAAAATAAACATTAAAAAGATTTTTCAAAATCCTATGAATCCAAGAATTATTAAGGATTTTAAATTTAAAAAATTAGTAAATAGCATCAAAGAATTTCCTGAGATGTTAGAGTTAAGACCTATTATTGTAAATCAAGAAGGTGGTATTATTGGAGGAAATATGAGATACAGAGCTTGTAAAGAGCTTGGACTTAAAGAAGTTTTTATTATAAGAGCAGAAAACTTAACAGAAAAACAAATTGAACAATTTATTATAAAAGATAATGTTGGCTTTGGAGAATGGGATTGGGATATGATTGCTAATGGTTGGGATACACAAGAGATTACTGATTGGGGATTAGAAATTAAAACATTTGGAGAAAATATTGCAGATGATGAGTGGGTAGGTATGCCTGATTTTGAACAAGAAGATAATATGCCTAAAAATAGAATTATGGTGTCGTTTGAAAATGATAATGATAGAATAGAGTTTGGAAAATTAATAGGACAAAATATAACTAAAGATACAAAATCAATATGGCATCCTAAGTTAACAATGGACAAAGTAAAGGATTTAAGATATTAAAATGAATCCACAATTTCCATTATACTTACCATCAAAAGGCAGATACGAAATTAGATTAACAAGTGATTATCTAATTTATATGAAAGTTCCACATTATATTGTAATTGAAGAACAAGAATATGAATTATACAAAAAACATATTAATAGTAAATTAGTTACATTATTAATATTAGATAAAAAATATCAAGAAGAATATGAAACCTTAGATGATTTAGGAGATACAAAAAGTAAGGGACCCGGTGCAGCAAGAAACTTTGCTTGGCAACATTCTATTGATAATGGCTTTGCTTGGCATTGGGTAATGGATGACAACATAAGTGCATTTTATAGAGCACATAAAAACAGACAAATAAAAGTAAGTAATGGTGCTATATTTAAAGCTATGGAGGATTTTTGTTTACGTTATGAAAATCTTTATATGGCAGGACCAAACTACTATATGTTTCAAGTAGCAAAACAAAAGCGACCACCATTTGTAGCTAATACAAGAATTTATAGTTGTAACTTTATTCGCAACGATATTCCTTATAGATGGAGGGGTAGATATAATGAAGATACTATTTTAAGTATTGATATGTTAAAAGATGGTTATTGTACAGTACAGTTTAATGCTTTCTTACAAGCTAAAGTAAGAACAAGTGTATTAAGAGGTGGAAATAGTGGAGAATTTTATGACAAAGAAGGTACGTTGCCTAAATCAAAAATGCTTGCAGATGTTTATCCTCAATATAGTAAAATTAAATGGAGATTTAGTAGAGTACATCACTATGTAGATTATAAACCATTTAAAAATAATAAGTTAATAAGAAAAGTAGATGTAAATTGGAATGAATTAAAATCAAATAATTACGGAATGAAAATAAAAAAAATTAAATAATGAGTACAGCAAATGATGCACAATTAAATTCACTAAGAAATAATTTTAATGACTTAGTTTCTAAAAAGAAATTTTTAGGTAATAGTAAAAAAGTAATATGGCATTCAAAAAGAAGATTTTCGAATATATAAAATAAATTAATGGACAAAAGTAGACACATAAAAAAGGAATCAATGTTAAAAGCATTGGAGCATAGTTTAGGAGTTGTTACAGTAGCTTGTAGAAATGCAGAGATACCAAGAAGTACATTTTATAAATGGCTAAACGAAGATGAAGATTTTGCTAAAGAAGTTTTAGACATAGAAAACATAGCACTTGATTTTGCTGAAAGCCAATTACATACACAAATAAGAAAAAACAATACATCAGCAACAATATTCTATTTAAAAACAAAGGGCAAAAAAAGAGGTTACATTGAACGACAAGAAATAACAGGAGCAGATGGTATGCCTACTAACTTTCAAATAGAGATAATTGACAAAACCGAAGATACAGACTAATATAGTTTATAAACATCTTGTAAATAGCGATAAGAAAATTGTAGTTGAGCAAGGAGGAACTCGTAGTGGTAAAACATACAATATACTTTTGTTTATTATATTCCACTATTGCACACATAATAAAAATAAGATAATTACTATATGTCGTAAAACATTTCCAAGTTTACGAGCAACTGTATTAAGAGATTTTTTACAGATATTAAATCATTACGAAATATACAGAGATGAATTCCATAATAAAAGTAGTAGTGAATATCATCTGTTTGGAAACTTAGTTGAGTTTACATCTCTTGACCAATCACAAAAGATTAGAGGTCGTAAAAGGGATTTACTATTTATTAATGAAGGTAATGAGTTATATTGGGAGGATTGGCAACAGCTAATATTTAGAACACAAGAACGTATTATACTTGACTTTAACCCATCTGATGAATACCATTGGATTTATGATAATGTTATAACAAGGGAAGATTGTGCATTTTATAAAACCACTTATTTAGATAATCCTTTTTTAGAAGATATAATTAAAGATGAAATAGAAAGGTTAAAAGAAACAGATGACCAATATTGGCAAATTTACGGATTAGGGGAAAGGGCAAGTAGTATTAATACTATATTTAAATATGCAGAGGTAAATAAAATACCAGAGGATGCTAAGTTAATAGCTTATGGTATGGACTTTGGCTATAGTAACGACCCTACGACACTTGTAAGTGTGTTTGTTATGGAACATAACTTATATATTAAAGAGCATTTATACAGAACGCAAATGACAACACAAGACATTAATAAATTTTTAAGGGAACAAAACTTATTAAGCAATCCAATATATGCTGATAGTGCAGAGCCAAGACTTATAGCAGAACTAAGAAGAATGGGGCATAATATATTCCCAAGTTTAAAAGGTAAGGATTCAGTTAATGCAGGTATTGATTTATTAAAGAGATATAAACTACATATTACATCTGACAGTAATAATGCTATACAAGAGTTCAGGAATTATAAATGGAAAGAGGATAGAAGTGGTAAATTAATTAATGTTCCTGAAGATAAACACAACCATATTATTGACCCTTGTCGTTATGCTACCTACTCTATATTATCACGACCTAACTTTGGTAAATATGCTATACGATAAAAAGTGTACTAAATGTGGTAATAAATACACATACATAGGTTCTGCACAGAATGGTTTTATGTGGTTATGTAAAAAATGTAACCATATAGATTGGGCACCTAAAAAAAAATAATACATATATTTTTCTGTTTAATATATTATATATATATTTGTTATATAATAATAAAACAAACAATATGAAAAAATTAAATCCTATACAAGCACAATACATAAAAGATTGTGAGTTATTACAAGCATTAAATTTACCTACAGATTTATTTGATGAATTATATTTACAAAACTATAAAAATAAAAAACAAACAAAATGAAACTTACATTCGAAGAAAACTCAGCATTAGCAGATGTCGAAACTACATTAAAAATGTTATTACAATATGGAGATTTAAAACCACATCAAAAAGTATGGGTTGTAAAATCACATAAAAATATTGCTAATTTTATATATCAAAATTCATAAATTAAAAACCAATGGGAACATCAAAAGACAATTTAATAAATAAAATACAAGATTTAGAAAAGCAATTAGAGGTTGCTAAAAAACATACATACGTTTATGATACAACACAATTACATTGTAACGATGGAGAATTTTATATGTATTATGGAGATGATAAATGTATTGTATTTAATGTTGAACAATTATTTAAAGATTTACCATTTATGGTTAATCAAGTAGTAAAAGAACAAGCAAAGATGCAAGATTGGCATTTAAGTAGATTAAAAGATGAATTAAAAGAAATAAAAGATGAAAGTAAATAAAGTTTATAAAGTTGTAAGACCAATGAGAAAATTTGGTAATTTAATAAAAGATATATTTTATCCTGAAAAATCAAATCATTTTTGGATTAGGGTTAAAGAAATAGCAGATACAAAACAAGAAAAAGAGGAGCAAATGTATGCTATAATTGAATTATTAAATAACAGAATAACAATCGATGAACAAAATACAGAATACTAAAGACCTATCTTTTTACAATAATTCAATATTATTTACTAAACTTTTAAATAAAAAGGTAAATGATAACATAGATGACAAAGAATTAGTTTTAATGCAAGAACTATTAATAGACATATTTTTTTATGTAAATAACTTGCAAACTCATTTAGCTAATTGTAAAATGATGAACAGCAAATTTAGAGAACAAAGAAATGATGCTTTACTTATTGCTGATGAATTAAGAGATGAAATAGAATGGAATGAAAATAATGTTATATAAATTTTTTAGTTTAATATATATTTTATATATTTGAATTATATTAATAATAAAACAAAACAAAATGAATTTAGAATTAAACAAATACGAAAAAAAATTAGTTGTTTATGCTTTAAGGGAGGTAGGAAAAGAAGCTGCTAAAAAAAATAACGAATTAACCTTAATGAACGTTTCAAGTTTATTAAATAAAATGCAAAACAAATGATAAAAAAATTCTTAAAACAAGACCCTAACAACTGGAAATGGTTAATTGCTATTCACTTAGTTGTTTATTCAATAATATTAATTTTAACTATAAAAATATAAATTATGTATTTTAACTCACATCATTACGAAACTTTAAATCCAGATGCTTATTGGGATAGAAAATTTAATCATCTTACACCAGATGAAATAAAACTAAAAATTACAGAAATAGAAAAAAAAGGAGAAGATGTAACTGTAAGAGAAGTAACAATTTTAGAATATTTAAAAAGAAAATAATTTAACAGGGGGGTCGACAAAACAATCAAGGTGGATAGCTATAAGGTGTACAACTTTTAACCACTACAACGGGGCAGGAGAGCCAAAACAGACCCTCCACAATTAAAATATAATTATGAATAATATATCAAATACAATAGAAGTTGAATACGAACATTTTTTATTAGAAGTAGATTATGATTGGAGAAAAGGACACGCAGGTAATTATTTTTACCCACCAGAACCAAACGAAACAGATATTAATAACGTAATAGTAATGGGTTATATAAATGATGATGGTAGTATTGAATATTTAGATACAAAGGTTAAATTTGAAATGTATGATTTATCAGAAAAACATATATTAGAAGAAATAGAATATGATGTTGAAAGTTTAATGTAATAATTTAGTTTGTTTTGTTTAAATTAGGGATAATTCGCCTACAGTGATTCACAGTTTAGAGTTATCCCTTTTTTTTTATTAAATTAGGTGCTTAGAAATAGGCACCTTTTTTTTATTATAAAATCGCTAATTAAATACGTTATATAAATATGAAAGCCAATATCAATGTACCTACTGAACTTAATGAGATTACATTAAATCAATATCAAAAGTTCTTAAAAATACAAGATAAACAGGAAAACAATAACTTTATACAAACTAAAATGATAGAGATATTTTGCAATATTACAATGCAAGATGCTCTAAGTATAAAGCTATCAGATGCAGATAGAATTGCAACACTTATATCTAATATGTTTGAACAGAAACCATCATTAGTTAAAAGCTTCTGGCTAAATAATGTTGAATATGGATTTGTTCCAAATATTGATGAAATAACTTTAGGGGAATATATTGACCTTGATACATATATGGGAGAATGGCAAAACATACAAATAGCTATGAATGTCTTATACAGACCTATAAAACAAAAATTAGGAGAAAAATATATAATTGAAGACTATGACCCTGATAAAAAAGATAGATTAATTAATATGCCTATGGATGCAGTATTTAGTTCCATTATTTTTTTTTATCATTTAGGGATAGAATTGTCGCAAACTATGATGAGTTATTTGGAGAACAAGGAGGGGAAACTACAAGTGCAAGAGCTGGATTTTCTAAAAAATGGGGATGGTATTCAAGCCTTTACGGACTCTCTAACGGAGATATTACAAGATTTAAACATATCACAAAAATAGGAATGCACGAATGTTTAATGATGTTAGCATTTATAAAAGATAAAAACGAATTAGAAGCAAAACAAATAAAAAGTAAATTTAAATGAGTCAACAAGGAATAAGAGGTTACTATCAATTAACACAAACTATTAAAGACCAATTATTGGCTGATATAAATGTTAACACAGTAACAACAGGAGATATATATGATGTTAATTTAAACAAGCAAGACATATTTCCATTATCACACATTATAGTTAATAATGTTTTACAACAAGAACAAACATTAACTTTTAATATAAGTATAATGGCTATGGATATTGTTGACCAAAGTAAATCAGAAACTACAGATAGGTTTACAGGTAATAATAACGAACAAGACATATTAAACACTCAATTAAGTGTATTAAATAAAGTCATACAAGTATTAAGAATGGGAACATTACATCAAGATAAATATCAATTAGATGGCGATGTAAGTTGTGAACCTTTTTACGATAGATTTGAAAACCAATTAGCAGGTTGGACAGCTACTATGGATATAATGATATATAACGATATAAAAATTTGTTAATGGAGTTTAATAATGTAAATAAAGCATTAAAAGATTTTGGTAAGTACGTTGTACAACAATCAAAGTCAATATTAACTAAGGATAAAAAAGGTGGTGGAGATTTATATAATTCAATTAAATACGAATTAAATAAAGATGAAAAAGGATATATATTAGAATTTTATTTTGAAGATTATGGTATATTTCAAGACCAAGGTGTAAAGGGTGCAAACCCCTCTAAAGTATCTCCTAATAGTAAAATAAAAGGACAACAAGCTCCAAACTCTCCATATAGATTTGGTTCTGGTACAAAAAGAGGTACATTCGAAAAATTTGTAAATAAGATGACAGTATTTGCTAAATCAAAAAATTTAAGATTTAGAGACAAAAAAGGTCAATATTCAAAAGGTAGTTATAAAAGTATGGGATATGTTGTAGCAAAAAATATTTATAACAGAGGATTAAAACCAACTTACTTTTTTACTAAACCATTCAAAAGAGCATTTAAAAGATTACCAGAGGAATTAATAAATGATTTTGTTTTAGACATAGAACAAGCAATTAATATAAGAACAAAAAAATAAACAATGGCAGCAATAGCATTAAGAAGTCCACAATATAAATCATTAACAGCAGGAGCAGCTTCAGTTTATGCTTTATGTACAATAAAAATAGGAGGAGTTTTAAAATATACATTAAGAAAAGAAGCAGCACCTTCTCAAGTAGTAGTTTTTGAAATAGCAGAATTATGTAGAGATTTTTTAGATGCTGGTTTCGATGGAGATTATTCTCCTGCAACACCTGTTCAGACATTAACAATAGAAACCGAAATCAATTCTTATGATAGTTCTACCCCACCAAGCATAACTGCAAGTACACAGGCTATTAACGATATAGGTTACGATGCTTACGGAACATTTATGGAGGGGGCAAACCCTACCGTTGCTCCATCAGTTCCAACTTGGTTAATTAGTAAAAACCCTAACAATACAGGAATAAATGATATTTTTTATATTTATGTTCCTTATAATGTTTCAGGTTATGTTCCTTATATAAATATTAACAAAACATTGGGTTATCAATCTTATGGCTCTGCAGATTTAGATATTGTAGGTAGTCCTGCAGGAGTTAGAATGAATATAGTAAGAATAGACTGTACTAAATACGGAGAAGGTCATAAAATTACATTTGTAAATAAATTTGGGGCATTACAAGACTTATGGTTTTTTTTAAAATCAGTTAATACTACTACAAAAAGGCAAGAGCAGTTTCAAAGAAATATTATAAATGGAACTACCTATAACGTTAATCAACATACTAAACAAGTTTTTAATACTATTGCTAATACAAGTATTACTTTAAGTTCAGGCTATTATCCTGAATGGGCTAATCAATTTTTTGAACAATTATTATTATCGGAAAAAGTATGGCTTACAAGACCAGTATCGACAAATCCAAGTAATGAGGAAGTCGTTCCTGTTAATGTTAAAAAAAGTAGTATGGTTCAAAAAACATCTTTAAATGATAAATTAATTGAATATACTTTTGAATTTGATATGAGTTTTGATTACATAAATAATATTAGATAATGCAGAAATTACAATTATATGTAAATAATCAAAGAGTAGATTTGTTTAAAGATGAACAGGTTTCATTTAATCAATCTATTCAAAACATAAAAGACCCTGCAAAGATATTTACAGAGTTTACTCAAACATTTACTATACCAGCTTCTAAAACAAATAATATATTATTCCAACATTATTACAATTATGATATTGTTGATGGTTTTGATGCAAGAGATAAAGTAGAGGCATTAATTGAATTAAATAACATTACATTTCAAGAGGGTTATGTAACATTAACAGGAACAGAATTAAAAAATAATCAAATTTATGCTTATAAAATAACATTCTTTGGAAAGACAGTGAATTTAAAAGATGTTTTAAGAGATGATAAATTAGCAGCTTTAAGCACTTTAAATCAATATAGTTTAGATTATGATTCTGCAACTGTTAAAGCAAGGTTACAAAGTGCATCTGGTGCAATATTATGCCCATTAATAACATCAGGAGAAAGAAGGGGGGAATTTAATTTTTCAAGATTATATTATGATTCACAAACATATCAAGGAAAAAATGATGGAAATTTATATTATCCAACGAGTGGAGGTGGAGGTGGAGGACATAGGCACGGAGTTTATTGGGAAGATTTAAAATATGCTATTAGAGTTTATGAAGTTATAGAAGCTATACAAAGCACTTATGATATTGATTTTACTGATGATTTTTTTAATACAAATAATTCAGAGTTTTATAATCTTCATTTATGGCTTCATCGAAAAAAAGGCGATGTACAACCTGCATCACAAATAACAACTTTTCCTACTGAGGTAACAGGTTTTCCTATTTCATCACAAACTGAAACTACAATGTTAGGTGGTTCAGCTTTAGAAGTTTATAATTCTTGTAATCCTTATTCAGGTATTTCTTGTTTACCTAACGGTAATACATCTTTGCCTACTATTCAAACAGAATTAGATATAGTTGTAGCAGGTTCTAATCCATCTCCTTATAATGTTATTATTAATAGAAATGGTATTGTTTGGGCTACGTTTACTAATCAAACAGGAGACTCAACATTTGATAGAACAGATTTTCCAAATTCTATGGATGAGGGAAGTTACACTATTACTATTGAAGTAACATCTCAAATAATATTTTCAAGTATTACTTGGAATTTAGCAGGTATTTTTAATGGCACACCTTGGACAAATCAATATATATTAGCACCAACAGGAGGTTTTGAGGCAAATCCAACTTTTGAATTTATAATACAACAACAAATCCCAGATATTAAGATTTTAGATTTCTTAACAGGTATATTTAAAATGTTTAATCTTACTGCTTATTATGTTAGTAATGCTCAAGACCCTGACTATGGTAAAATAAAAGTCCAAAGATTATCAGAGTTTTATGCAGATGGAACTACTTATGATATAAGCGAATATGTAAACACTAATAAAAGCCAAGTAAACGTAGCTTTGCCATATAAAGAAATAGATTTTGGTTATGAGGGAACAGGAACTTTTCTTGCTTTACAATACGAACAATTAATCGGTAAAAAATGGGGAGCAGAATCATTTATAGGAAATGAAGCAATAGGAAATAATTTTACAGGTCCTAATCCTACTTATAAAGTTGTTATACCTTTTGAGCATATGCAGTTTGAAAGACTAATTGATTCAGGTACAAGTACAAATGTTCCAACTACAATACAGTATGGTTATTTTGTTGATGATAATCAGGATGCTTACATAGGCAAACCTTTATTATTTTATCCTATACAACAAACAGGTAATGGAACAACTAAAATAGGGTTTTTAAATAATTTATCAGGCAATTCAGGTGCAGTAGATGAATTAGATACTTATTTTATTCCGAGTAATAGTTTAAGCACATCATCATCAGTAAGCAAGATTAATATCAATTTCTTTCCTGAATCAAATGAATATGGTTCTCAATCAAATGATAATGATTTTACAGATACTTTATTCAACAAAAATTATTTTAATTATATACAAGACATTTTTAATGGCAAAAGAAGATTAATAAAAATAGATGCAAATCTTCCTTTAAATATTATTAAAAATATTAAAATGAACGACAAGGTTACTATTAATAATCAAGATTATACTTTAAATACTTTACAAACAAATCTTATTACAGGTAAAAGCAGTTTAGAAATTATAAACGAATTAGAAGCAGATAGTTTTACTTTAACATTATATTATAGCTTAACTGGAACGCCTTGCCCAACTAATTCAAGTAGAACATTAGTTACTGTATATTCAGATTCAGCTTCAATAACCTTTGGTTCTCAAAATGGCACTCAAACTATTGGCAAACTATACGCTAATAAAGAATTAACAATCTATGCAGATGAAGGAAGATATGGGTATGGAGGAACAGGAAGCAAATATGATTATTGGAATAAAGAGGCTTGGACACCTACAAATCCATCTTTAGAATTACAGGGGTGGTGGCAATCACAGTTCGAAAATGGAACAGGAGAATGGCCTAAACAATGTAGTGGTTCTTAAAATAAAATTATGATAAAAAATATATTAGAATTATTAAAGATAGCAGAAGGAGAAACAGAAACAATTAGAATTGCACAAGGCAAATATAAATTAGCTGAATCTTTTAAAGAAGGATTTAAACAAATTAAAAATGAAATAAAATGGGTCAAAAATTACAAATAGAATTAGATATTGATGACAAAGGTGCTGTGAAAGGTATAAAAACCTTAAATGATAATTTAATAAAATTAAATGAAACTACAGATGATACATCTAAAAACACTTCTATATTAAAAAAAGGATTAACTGCTGTTGGTAAAGCAGGTAAAAAAATAGGTAAAGGTGGATTAAAAGCAGTTGCAACAGGATTAAAAGGTATTGGAAAAGCATATATGGCTGCAGGTTTTGGTGCTATTGTAGCAGTATTTGGATTTTTATTTAAATCATTAAAAGAAAATCAAAAAGTAGTTGATGCATTTAATGTTGTATTTGAAGCAATAGCAATAGTAGGTAAACAAGTGTCCGATGTAATTGTTTCAGTTTATGAAAATGTAGCTTCATCAACAGAAAATTTTGATGCTCTTGGTAAAGTTTTAAAAGGAATAGTTACTATAGCAATTACACCATTAAAATTAGGTTTTAAAGCAATACAAGCTGGTATTGTTGGTGCTCAATTAGCTTGGGAAAAATCTTGGCTTGGTGGAGGAGATGAAGCAAGAATTAAAGAATTAGAAGGAGAATTAGATGTTATTAAAAATGATTTTGTTGAAATAGGAAACGATGCTATTGATGCAGGTTCAAATATTGCAAATAATTTTTCAGAAGCAATTAGTGAAGCAGGAAATATAGCTACACAAGTTGTCGAAGGTGTTAAAGATATAAGTGTTGAAGCAGCATTAGAAACTGCTAAAACAAATGTTGAATTAAAAAAATCTGCTGACCTTGCAAGAGTAGCAAATCAAGGATTAATAGAAGAATATGATAGACAAGCAGAACAACAAAGACAAATAAGAGATAATGAATTTAAAACTATTGAAGAAAGAATTAAAGCTAATGATGATTTAAAAGCTACACTTGAGGAGCAAGAAAAATTAATGCTTGAAAATGCAAAGTTAATTTTAGCATCAGCAGAAGCTCAATTCAAAAAAACAGGTGCAGATGAAGATAATCTTGCAGTACAAGAAGCTAAAAATGAATTAAAAGCAGTAGAAGCACAAATCGAAGGATTTATGTCTGAGCAAGATGCTAATAGAAATGCTTTATTAAAAGAAAAACTTGAACTACAAGAATCAGACAAACAAGCATTTGCAGAAAGGAAAAAAGAACAAGACCAATTTAATGCAGACCAAATTGAAAATGATGTATTAAGGTTTCAAACACAATTAGATATTGCTAAAAAAGAAAAAGAAATTGAAACTAAAAGGTTAACAGAAAAAAGAGATTTATATCAACAAGGAACTCAAGCATATACAGATGCAAATAATGAACTATTAGCATATCAACAAGCTAACGCAAATCAACAAGTATTAATAGAAAAAGATTTAAATAAATCTAAAAAACAATTAACTACACAGGCATTAACAGATATGGCTACTATTGTAGGTAAAAATTCAAAGTTTGGTAAAGCAATTGCAATAGTACAAGCTATTAGAGATACTTATGCAGGTGCAAACAAAGCATTAGCTCAAGGTGGTATATTTGGATTTATAGGTGCAGCAGCAGTAATTGCAGGAGGTATTGCAAACGTAAAAACAATAACATCTACACCAGAACCAACTCCACCTGCAGGAGCTTCTGTAGCAGGAGGTGGACAAACACCTGCTATGCCATCAGCACCACCTTCATTTAATGTAGTAGGTCAAGGAGAAACAAGTCAATTAGCAGATGCAATAGGAGGTCAAGCAAGTGAACCTGTTAGAGCATACGTTGTAAGTAATGATGTAACAACTGCTCAAGGTTTAGAAAGAAATATTGTAGAAGGTGCTACTATATAAATGCAAAATTATTAATTAAATACGTTATATAATATATGAAAATAGTCGAATTAATACTTGACGAAAATCAAGAAGCTTCTGGAATCGAAGCAATATCCATAGTCGAAAGTCCTGCAATAGAAGAAGATTTTATAGCTTTAAAAAGTGATGAAATTAAATTAGCAGAAGTATCAAAAGAAAAAAAGATATTAATGGGTGCTTTATTAGTGCCTAACAAGCCGATATACCGCAATAACGAAGGAGATGAATATTACATATATTTCTCAAAAGATACTGTCGTAAAAGCTTCTCAATTATATTTAACAAAAGGCAACCAAAACAATTCAACATTAGAACATCAACACGAATTATCAGGATTAAGTTTAGTTGAATCTTGGTTAGTTGAAGATGAAGTACACGACAAGTCAAGAAAGTATGGTATGAATGTACCTGTAGGAACTTGGATGGGTGCTGTAAAAGTTAATAATGATGAAGTATGGAATGACTATGTTAAAACAGGTAAGGTAAAAGGTTTTAGTATCGAAGGTTACTTTGCAGATAAAATGGAAAGACCTAAAGATGCTGTAGGTTTATCAGAAGAAAAATCATCAGAAGAAATATTAAATCAAATAAAACAGATTTTAATAGGAGATACAGAAGAATTAAAAAAACCTTGTTGGGATGGTTACGAACAATATGGTACAAAAATTAAAGATGGAAAAGAAGTGCCTAATTGTATTCCACAAAAATAATGAATAAGAAATTAAGAAACTTTTTTCCAGGATTAGCAAGTCCTAAAAACTCAAGAAGAGCTTGTTTATGTAAAGACAAAGATACTTATTCAAGAAAATGCTGTGATGGCTCTTTATGGGCTCAAGGTATTGGAGTTATATCAAGAACAATTTGAAAATGCAAAAAATAAATTAAACCACGTTATATAAATAATTATGAAATCAACTGAAATGCTAAACCAAATCAAGACACTTCTTAATATAGAAGTTAAACTTGAGGAACAAAAACTTGAAAATGGTACTCGTGTAGAAAGCGAATCATTTGAAAAGGGAAAAGAAATCTTTATTTTAACAGATGATGAAAAAGTTGCTATGCCTGTAGGAGAATACCTACTTGAAGATGGTAGACTTGTAGTAGTTAAAGAAGAAGGTATTATTGATGATGTTAGAGAAGTATCTGATGAAGTACCACAAAAAGAAGAAGAATCTAAAGATGAAACTGAGGATTTAGAATACAAAGATGAAGAAATGGAAGATGATGGAAAAGAAGCTGATGTTGAAGATTGGGCAGGAATGGAAAAAAGAATTAAAAATCTTGAAGATGCTATTGCTGACCTTAAATCTAAAGTAGGAGAAAAAAATATGGAAGAAGATGAAGTTGAAATGAACGAAGAAGAAGTTTCAAGACAACCTAAATCAAGAACAGTTAAAGAAGAATTTAACGAAGAATTAAAAGAGGAGTTATCAAAACCTGCTGCTCAACCAATTAAGCATAATCCTGAATCAGGTAATGCTAAAAAAGAAAATTTTAGAATTAGTCCTAAAAGACGACCTTCTACAATGGATATAATCTTAAATCAATTAAATAAATAAAAATTAAATAATTATGCCACAACCAACTATCACGACTACTTATGCAGGAGAATTTGCAGGAAAGTACATCGCTGCTGCTCTTTTGAGTGGTAACACTTTAAGTCAAGGTGCAATTGAAATCAAACCAAATATTAAATTTAAAGAAGTTATCAAAAAGGTAGCTACTTCTGGTTTAATTGGAGATGAATCTTGTGACTTTACTAACGCAGGAAGTGTAACTCTTACAGAAAGAATTATACAACCTGAGAATTTTCAAGTTAACCTTGAATTATGTAAAACACCATTTGAATCAGACTGGGGTGCAGTATCTATGGGCTATTCAGCTTTTGATAACCTACCACCAGACTTTGCAAGTTTCTTAATTGCTCACGTTGCAAAAGAAGTTGCTGCTTCAACTGAAAACAATATCTGGCAAGGAAATCTTGGTGGAGCACAAGCAGGAGAATTTAACGGATTAGTTACTTTAGCTGCTGCTGATGGAGATGTAATTGATGTTGCTGCTGTAGGTGGTGGTGTTGATTCTGCAAACGTAATTGCTGAATTAGGAAAAGTAGTAGATGCTATCCCAAGTACATTATATGGAAAAGATGATTTATTTATCTATGTATCACAAAACGTAGCAAAAGCATACGTAAGAGCATTAGGTGGATATGCTGCATTAACTAACGTAGCAGGAACTGAAAATGTAGGTTCTGTTGGTGCTAATGGTATTGACAATAGAGGAACATTATGGTACGGAGGTAACGAAAACCTTTCTATTGATGGTGTAAAAATATTTGTTGCTAATGGTTTACCAAACAACTATATGTTTGCTGGTCAAAGGTCAAATCTTTACTTTGGTACAGGTTTAATGTCTGATTACAACCTTGTTAAGCTAATTGATATGGCTGACATTGATGGAAGTAAAAACGTAAGAGTAATAATGAGATTTACTGCAGGCGTACAATATGGAATTGGGTCTGAGATAGTACTTTATTCTTAATAAATTAAATTAACCAAAAATTAGGGTAGGTGGGTTAGTGCCTACTTACCCTTTTTTAATAAAAAAAATATAAACTATGGCTTGTGCATTAACAACTGGAAGAAGTTTACCTTGTAAATCGGCATTCGGTGGTATTAAAAAAGTTTACTTCGGTGACTTTGGAGGTATTACAGGAGTTACTTTAGGTGCAGATGGCGAAGTTACTACAATAACAGGTACTCAACCTGATTGGTATGAGTATGATGTTAAAGGTAATTCATCACTTGAAACTACAGTAACGAGTTCGAGAGAAAACGGTACAACTTTTTACACTCAAACATTAAATTTAACATTAACGTATTTAGATGCGAAAACACAAAACGAATTGCAAATTATTGCAGTTGGTAGACCTTATGTAGTAGTTGAAGATTACTATGGTAACCAATTCTTAT